TACACGTCCTAGCTAAGGCTGTCTGGAAAGGCATCGAGAGCGTCTTAGAGAAACCAAAAGAATGTATGCAGTGGTTCCAAGAGTGTGCTGGCATCCTCACTAAAGCTGGTGTTCCTTTGACTTGGAAGAGCCCCAGCGGTTTCCCTGTGCATCAGGAATACTTCAACTTCACCAGTAAGAATATCAAGACTTGGATTAGTGGAACAGCTACCCACATCCGTTTCCGTGAGAACGACGATAAGCTTTCCAAGGTACGCCAACGCAACGGTGTGAGCCCGAACTTTGTTCACTCACTAGATGCTGCGGCTCTCCACAAGACAGTCATCAAAGCCAACAAAGAGGAGGGCATCTACGACTTCGCTTTTATCCACGATAGCTACGGAACACACGCCACAGGGTGTGAAGCTCTGAGCAAAAGTCTAAGGGAAGTATTTATTTCTACATTTAGTGTTGACCTGCTCCGTGATTGGAAACATCAATTAGAGCAAGCCTCAGGATTAGAGCTTCCAGAGCCGCCAGAATATGGCACTGCTGACATATCCCAAATTAAAAATAGTACATATTTCTTCAGTTAGCATTCCGCTGGCTGTCACGTAAAAACCACCAATAACAGGTAATAGAAAAACAACATGAGTAAAGTAATCACAACACCAAAAGGTAAAGCAGTATGGCCCCGCATCGACACAGCAGACACTAAGTTTGATGAAGATGGCGTCTACTCTTGCAAGCTCCACGTAACTGAAGGCGACTTCAAAGCTTTTGAGGCTATCGTAAAGCCCACGCTAGATGCAGCCTACAAAGAAGAGTGCAGCCGCCAAGGTAAAGACAAAATCCGTATGGCTCCGTCCTCTCCTCTTCGTATTAACGATGAAGGCGACCACGAAATATACGCCAAGCAAAAGGCTAAGGTTCACACCAAATCAAAGGGGACTCTTGAGTTCACTATCGCAGCAGTAGACAGCCAAGGAAAGAAGATCGATATGCCTAAGATTGGCAGCGGTTCTATCCTCAAGATGGCAGTCGAAGTAAACACTTGGTTCGTTCCAAGTCAGGGCTTCGGTTACACCTTGCGTCTCCGCGCCGTCCAAGTAATCGACCTGATTGAGTATGGTGGTGGGAGTAACTTTGGCTTTGGTGCTGAAGCAGACGGCTACGTAGGTAGCGGTGAATCTCTCAACGAAGCTTTTGCTGTAGCAGATGAAGCGGAAACGTCCAACGCGCCGTTCTAGCAAGTTTCGTTCGAAGTTCGAAGAGACCGTAGCCTCCGCCTTAAATGCGGCGGGGGTTACCCACTCTTACGAGTCGATGAAACTTAATTACACGAGGGAGTGTAAGTACACACCTGACTTCGTTTTGGACAATGGTATTATTTTGGAGGTAAAGGGATATTGGATAGCGGCAGACCGAACCAAACATTTGAGAGTCAGGGAAGCAAATCCAGACCTCGACATTCGCTTTGTATTTCAACGAGCATCAAACACACTAAGCAAGAAGAGCAAGACCACCTACGGGGACTGGTGCGACAAACACGGGTTTCTGTGGTGCGAGAAAAAGCTCCCACACAAATGGACGATCTAGAGGCAGTAGCCACACACCAACCTTGCGATGACTGCGGAAGCAGTGACGCACTCACACACAATTCTGATGGCAGTACCAAGTGTTATGCTTGCGGTATTTTCACGCCTAACAGAAACAAACAAAACACAAACACACACACACAAATGGAAACACAAGTATCACCACTAGGATTCGTAAACGGACAGTTCATGGACATCACACCACGTGGCATCCACAAGGACACGTGCGTAAAATATGGTTATCAAATCGGGGAACTTAACGGTAAACCCTGCCACGTAGCCAACTACCGCAACCTTGATGGCACACAGGTCGCACAGAAGTATCGCTTCGCAGACAAGAGCTTCCACTGTAATGGGAGCCCTGCTTATTTCTTCGGTCAAAACTTGTGGCCTAATGGTGGCAAGAAGCTGGTCATTACTGAAGGCGAGATTGATTGCCTTACTGTTAGCCAACTCCAAGGAAACAAGTGGCCTGTAGTATCCCTACCGAGTGGCGCTCAATCAGCTAAGACTATCTTCAAGAAGCAACTTGAATGGCTCTCCACTTGGGAGGAAGTCATTGTAATGTTTGATGAAGACAAGGCTGGTCGTGAAGCTGCTGAAAGTGTGGCCCACATCCTTCCCGCTGGTACTTGCAAGATTGCTCGGCTGTCTATGAAAGACCCGAACGAGATGCTTCTAGCCAACAAAGGTGAAGAGGTAATCCAAGCTTTCTGGAACGCTAAGGTCTGGCGTCCTGATGACATTGTAGATGGCTCCGAGCTTTATGAGCGCCTCACTGTACCTAAAGAGAATGATAACATCCCTTACCCTTATCACGGCCTTAACGCTCTTACACACGGACTCCGTAAAGGTGAGATTGTTACGTTCTGTGCTGGTTCAGGCATCGGTAAATCTGCTGTGTGTAAAGAGATTGCCTTACACATCCTCAAGACTACTGACCGTAAGCTAGGTTACATCGCCCTTGAGGAATCTATAGAGCGTACAGCCAACGGTATCATTGGTCTGGAGATGTCAAAGCCTCTACACCTAGAGCCCTTTACTCCTGATGAGAAATACAACGAGGCTTACAAGAAGACNGTAGGCTCTGGTCGCTTCTACCTCTANGACCACTGGGGTTCNCTCGACAGTGACAACCTGCTGGGACACATCCGCTATATGGCTAAAGCTATGGATGTGGACTACGTGGTTCTCGANCACCTCTCTATCATTGTTTCTGGTATGGGTGACGGAGACGAGCGCCGTATGATTGATAACACGATGACCAAGCTACGGTCACTTGTGGAAGAGACTAACATCGGTGTTGTTCTCGTAAGCCACCTCAAGCGCCCTGAAGGTAAGGGACACGAGGAAGGCGCTGCTACATCCCTAGCACAACTACGAGGCTCTGCTGCTATCGCTCAGCTCTCCGATATGTGCATCGGTCTTGAGCGTAATCAGCAAGACACCGAGAACCGTAACAGGACAACTCTACGTGTACTGAAGAACCGTTTCAGTGGGGAGACAGGCGTAGCTTGTAACCTTCTTTACGACAAAGACACGTGCCGCCTCTCAGAGGATACCAACCCCCTCTTCGATGACACTGATGACGCCACAGCAAGCTTCGGACGCTAACCCCTATTTATATGAAATTAAAATTAGCAATTAGCTTTAGCGGTGGAAGGACGTCAGCAGTGATGACAAAACTATGCGTTGAGAAGTTCTCAAAGACACACGACATCGCCATCATCTTTGCAAACACAGGATGCGAGCATGAGAATACACTCAAGTTCGTGGAGCAGTGTGACAAGCATTTCGGATGGGGAGTTGTCTGGGTTGAGGCTTTGGTAAATCCAGAGAAGGGGAAAGGTATTCGACACAAGATTGTAGATTTTCAGACCGCTTCCAGAAACGGTACGCCTTTTGAAAACTATATTAAAAAGGAAGGACTTACAGGCCCTTCAAATCCAGGATGCACTACGAGGCTCAAGGAACTTCCTATTAACTCATACTTAAAGAGAGGGTTGGGATGGAAGGATTACTGGACTGCGATAGGTATCAGAGCAGATGAGATTGACCGTGTTTCTCAAAAGAGAATTGAGAAGAAGTTTGTGTACCCTTTGGTGGATGCTAAATGGACGAAGGCCAATATTAAAGCCGAATGTGCTTCATGGTCTTTTGATCTAGACCTAAAAGGAGAGCATTACGGCAACTGTGTCTGGTGCTGGAAAAAGTCCCTCAGAAAGTTAATGACGCTAGCGAAAGATGACCCGTGGATATTCGAGTTCCCACGACGAATGGAATACGAGCATGAGCACACCAATCTAAGTTCGGAGAATGTGAGCAGACAATTGTTCAGAAACAAACTGACCACGGTTGACATTGTTCAGATGGCACGCACGAAAGACTTCGAGCCCTATGTAGATGATACGCAGTTAGACTTTGGCTTTTCTCAACCAAACTATGATGTTTTCTTAGACACTGGCTCTGCTTGCGGCGAAAGCTGCGAAATTGGAGCCGACGATTAACCCCTAACCAAAGGAGTATATGAGCAAATGGATACAAGATTCATCTTGGAAGCGAGGGCAGGTAGTAGAGTCTGCATTCGCTACACTGTTAAACGTGCGGTCTGATAATGTCAGAGCGGCTGACCTTCGGGAACAGTTCTCTCACGTTGACTACTTCTCGGACTTTGGGAGCATTGACGTGAAAGCCCGTAAGAGGGTTGCCCGTGACGATGACTCCCTACAGGACGAATTAGTCTGGCTGGAGTTTAAGAACGTTCAAGGTAAGCTGGGGTGGCTCTACGGCTCTGCCGACTGGATTGCCTTTGAGCGTCTCCTCGACTTCGTTCTAGTTAAACGTTCCGACCTAGCCAACAAGGGGGAAAACCTCTGCGCTCTAGGTGACCGAGTAGCTGTAGGAAGTGACGCCCTCTACAAAGGCTACCAACGCAGGGGCCGTAGAGACCTCTTATCAATCGTGAAGATGTCCGACATCCTAAAGTTGCACCATCAACTATGGACAAAAGACGTTGACACACCCGCACACTAACCATTGATTAAAGCACACACATGAAAACACTCGCATTCTTCGACATCGAAACCAACGGCATCACGGACTGGTCAACTCTAAGTGACCTCAAAGACCTGCACTGCCTTGTAGTAATAGACCAAAACGGAACAGGTGCTTACCGAGCAGACAACATCCAAGAAGGATTGGATCGTCTCTCGGCTGCTGACCATATCGTAGGACACAACAGCATTGGCTTTGATGCCATCGCTCTGTGGAAGCTCTACGGTTACCGTCACGAGGGTGTGTTAGACTCAGCAGTTATTGCTAGGTTTATGTTCCCTGACATCCGTAACGATGACTTCAAACGTGAAGGTTTCCCTAAGCCCCTCATTGGTTCCCACAGCTTAAAGGCTTGGGGTTATCGCATTGGTAACAACAAGAGCGACCACGGGGAAACTGAAGATTGGTCTCAGTGGTCTCAAGAGATGGAGGAGTATTGTGTGCAAGATGTGGAGGTCACCAAGTCTCTCTATGAGTTCTTTCTCAAGAAGGGATTAGGCGGCCTCCAGCAAGCGTGTGACTTAGAGCACAGCTTTGCTAAAATTATCCGTATCCAAGAGATGAACGGATTTCCTTTTGATGTTAAAGCAGCCGAGAAGCTTACTGCTACCCTTATGGGTCGTAGAGCTGCTCTGGATGTAGAATTGCGTGAAGTATTCGCGCCTACTGAAGAAGTCACCAAGAGTAATTGGTGGCTCGCTCCTGATGGTACAAAGTCCCGCACCAAGAAAGCCTTGGTCGAAAAGGGATTCAAGCCAAAGGAGATTACTAAGGGTGAGCAAGTGACAAAGCTCATTCCGTTTAACCCAAATAGCCGCGACCAAATAGCGGAACGTCTAATGGCTAATGGCTGGAAGCCCAGCGCCTACGAAGGCAAACGACCAGCAATTAACGAGGGGGTACTAAAGGAAATCGGAACAACCCAATCCGAGAANCTCCTTGAGTACCTCCTCGTCACCAAGCGGCTCGGTCAAGTGGCTGAGGGTAAACAAGCTTGGCTCAAGTTAGAAAAGAAGGGACGTATCCACGGCTCCATCAACACGAATGGTGCTGTATCAGGCAGATGTACACACAGGAATCCGAACGTGGCTCAGACTCCTTCGGGACGTGCTCCTTATGGTGAAGAGTGTCGCTCTTGCTGGACAGCCCCAACGGGTAAAGTTTTAGTAGGTGCTGATGCTAGTGGCTTAGAGTTACGATGCCTCGCTCACTACTTAGCTCTGTTTGGTGACAAGGAGTATGCCAAGACTATCTTAGAAGGTGACATTCATACAGCCAACCAAAAGGCTGCTGGGTTACCTACTCGTGATGACGCCAAGACTTTCATCTACGCCTTCCTGTATGGTGCAGGNGACGCCAAGATTGGTTCTATTGTTGGTGGTAATGCCAAGCAAGGGAAAGCACTCAAGGCTTCCTTTATGAAGCAGACACCATCCATCAAGAAGCTCTATGACGCTGTAGCCAACGCTCTAGAAGTTAAAGGTATGCTCCGAGGTATTGATGGACGCCCTCTGCCTTGTCGTTCCTCTCACTCGGCGGTCAACTTGTTACTACAGTCAGCAGGAGCAGTAGTAATGAAGCAAGCCCTCGTAGAGTTCACCAAGATGGCTAAGCTGCCTTATGAGATGCACGGTAACATTCACGATGAAGTCCAGTTCTCTTGTGCTCCTGAACACGCTGACGAACTAGGACGGACGTTCTGTAACGCACTAGGGAAAGCTGGCAAGGTTCTCAAGTTTAACTGCCCACTAGATGGAGAATACTCTGTCGGGGCCAACTGGAAAGAAACACACTAACACACATGAAAGAAACAAAAAACAAACTACTACTGATTGATGCTGATATGGTTCTCTACAAGGCGGCTTGTGCTGCTGAGCAAGAGATGCGCTGGGATGATAACACTTGGACACTTCAAACCAATATGGTGGAAGCTAAAGCCGAGGCAGACCGTCAGATAGACACCATCTGCAAAGCCCTAAAGAGTAAGAAGATTAAGTTGTTCTTCTCTCCTAAGCGCACGTTCCGTCACGAGATGTGGCCCGCCTACAAAGCCAACCGAAAAGACAAGCGTAAGCCTCTAGGTATTGGTGAGCTTCGTGACTGGATGATGGAGGAGTATGACTCTGTTATGTATCCTAACATCGAAGCGGATGACGCTATTGGTATCTGGGCTACAGAGGACTCCGAGAACCGTGTTGCTGTATCTGGTGACAAGGACTTCGGGACGCTCCCTATCTACTGGTACAACCACCTAAAGGACATCCTTCGTATCGTCACAGAAGAGCAAGCCAACCACTTCCACCTCGTACAGTCCCTTATGGGAGACACTACGGATGGCTTTAGTGGTCTCAAAGGTTGTGGCCCTATGACAGCCGAGAAGCTCCTAAAGAAGAATGGCTCCACTTGGAAGACTGTTGTGGATGCTTACGAAGCCAAAGGGTTTGACAGTGATGACGCCCTAATGACGGCTCGGCTCGCTCGTATCCTTCGACACGGGGATTATAACTTAGATACCAACGCAGTAACCCTTTGGACTCCTAGTAATGCTTAGCCCTCTCGATCAACTCGTACACGACATAGGAAACATAAATAAAATGAATAACACAAACACATCTGTTCTCCCTGACTCTGGTGCTCGCTCCGCGTTTGCTTCTGGTGCAGTCCGAGATGCCTCTGAAGGTAAAGGGAACCCCTCCCTTATTCCTGTGGATGCTCTTCGGGCTGTTGCTAGGCGCTTTGAAGACGGAGCTACCAAGTACGGACGAGACAACTGGAAGCAAGGTATCCCACTGAGCCGCTACGTGGACTCTCTGTATCGCCACCTGTGGCAACTAATGGAAGGTGACACCACAGAAGACCACGCAGGGGCTATCATCTGGAACGCTATGTGCCTCCAACAGACCAAAACTTGGGTGGAGCAAGACAAGCTTCCAAGTGAACTTAACGACCTCTAAAACATTGAACCTACCGTAACGATGGAAACAGGCAAATTAACCGAGATACCACCTATCACAAAGTCCCTCTTAAAAGCTTTAGAGGAGACTTTTCCAGCTACAGATTTCCCCGCCACTGATAGTGTTCCTAAGCTTAACTTTCACTATGGACAACGCTCTGTCGTAAACTTCCTAAAGCACCACTATCGGATTCAAACAGAAAATATAATCAACAAAGACTAATAATATTATGTGCAACCCAGCCCCCAAGATTCCAGACCCAGTACCACCACCAGCACCTCCCCCACCTCCTACTAAGGTGGCACAGAAAGTGGAGAACAAGGCACTCAAGAAGCGCCAAAGCTCCAAGAAAAGCGGTACATCTGCTCTTACTGTCCGTCGTTCCACAGTGAACACAGGCTCAGCAGGTAGTGGCGCAAACATCTCTTACTAATTAAAAGCAAAAACTAATATGGCAGACCGAACCCTCACGATCAACCACGCAGATGGCGGCAGTGAAACTTATACCATCAACCGTGACAAGTTTGCGGGGGTTCGGGAAATGCAGATAGACGGAGCTGCGGTCACAGTAGACCACACAGCGGTTCCTAAGCACCAATCTAAAGAGACCACCCTAGGGGGTTCTCAAAGTATNACTATCAAGCGGGACATCGAGCCACTACTAAGTAAAGTAGTAGGCGGCGCTGCGGCTGCTTATAGCCTCCGTGACCTCAACGACACTACAGGAGTCAACAAGGTTGTTCGTGTTCGTCGTGAAAGTGACAACCACGAGA